ATTTTACAAGTTAGGATAATCCCTAAACGGCCCTCCCGGGATTATTCCTGAATATTGATGATAGCTGCAGAGGACAGCGGCTGGTCAAATTTCAGGCCGATACTGGATTCGATAACGAATTCAGAGTAGTTGCCTTTCTTAGCCAGGCCCTGTACCTTATGGGTCTTTTCAAACCATTTCTTTTCCAGATACTGGGAATCCAGTGCCAGCATAAAGTCGTTGGGGAACCACAGATGCGGTTTGCACTGTACTTCGCCGAAGTCGGTTTCAAGCGTGGTAGCGATCAGGTTGGTCTTCTTTTCGCCGGATTTACGGGTGGTGTAGCTCATCGCATTCACGATTTCGGAGAAACGTGCTTTGTTATGCGGAGAGGCCCACAGGGTATCCGGGTTGCCGCCACGACGGTAAGCCATTTCCATTGCAGCGTTGATGTTCGCAACAGTGAAGTCGGAAGTGCCGCCCAGGTCTACTACGTTGTTCATTACGCATACAACAGTGGTGCCAGCCGTAGACGGGCTAACCTGTTTGGACGCAATGCCTTCTACCGCTGCTTTCATGGAAGGATACAGGGTGAAGATAGTTGCCGGTGTGGTGTCGTCCAGCCGTACATAATACAACGTATTCTTTTTCAGGCCGGTCGGCATGGTCGCTGCATCAAAGTACACAAAGTCGCCGGTCTTCAGGTTATGGGCCGCAGAAGTGGTAACTTTACCGGTGCTGGTATCAATGGTGCAGGACAGGGTCTTCTTGGTCATGAAGTAAGGCAGGCCGCCGGTCATGGCTTCCTGAGAAGAAGTACCTGCTACTTTGGTGTCGTTGTTTACGAAAGCATACTCGATGTCACGGGCATGTTCGGTAAACGCTTTGGTCAACTGACGGTTGAATTCGTCGCCGCCTTTGTAAACCTTACGCGCTTTACGCTGCATGTCGGTCACAAAGCCGCTGGTCATGAAGATCTGCACCACGTTGTCCAGTGCTTCCATGCTGCCCACCGGATGGCTGGTATAATCTTCTTTTTCAAGATGTTTGTTGACCATCGGGGGATGCAGTTCTTCAGTCGGCCAGGAGAAAGAAGGTTCAACTGCGTTAGGCCCGTCCGGAATAGAGGACAGGAATGGGGTTTTGTCCGGAGTGATACTGGTAATGATCGGGGAAATGTCTTCGTCATTGCCCCAGGCATCAAAAGTAAAACTCTGGTTAGCGGAAGGTCCCGCTGCTCGTACTACTGCCATAATAAATCACCTCATATAATAAAATTTGTATTATAAAACCACCGTCAAAGTAGCCATGAAACGATATTCACAGCATCTTTGCGGTGGTTTTATTGCATTAAGTTATGTTGTTTTATTAATCAATCATCGAAAAAGCTGCCGAACATCTGCCCGATAGCTGCTTCTTTATCCCGTTTGCTCATGGATCCCAGCGCATTTAACGGAGTGGTCTGACGCGGCGCTTCCTGCCCGTTTCCGGGATTTTCCACAAACATCGGCTTTTCCACTTTGGGCGCAAGCCCTACCCCGGTCTTTTTGGAATAGAATTCCAGCCGGGTCTGATTGTACATTTCCTGTAAAGCCGGAAGGTCCGCTGTCGTCAGCGAGCCGTTCTGCACCTTCTGGATCAGCGGCGCTACTTTGACCGCTTCCTCATACGGCATCTTTGCCACACGGGAGATCATCAGTTTGTCAATGGCTTCAAAGTTAGGTTCTTTCTTTCGCATTTCCCCAACAAAGGACGCTATCGTCTGATATGCTTTCGCGTGGTCGTCTTCTGCCGCTTTCTGCTGGCGCTGGATATTATCCACATCCTGCAGGATCTGCGCCCGGTTGTTTTCAACGGCAACCTGATACGCTTTTGCTTTATTCAGCAGTTCCTGATCGTCGGTATATTCCGAAACGTCAAGCTCATCCTGCGTAATACCGACTTCCTTCATGGCGCGTTCCTGCGCCATCTGCTGCACCTTGCCGTAAAACTCACGCGCTTTTGCCGTGTTATCTACCGGCTCGGCTTCCGGTGTCGGTTGTTGCGGTTGTGCAGGCGGAGCTGTTTGCTGCCGTGCCTGTGCCAGCGCCGCATAATACCCCGGACGCATGGCTACGGGAATCCTTGCTTCGTCGATCTGCCCGGTCTGCATGGCTTCCTGCAATTCCGGCAGTGTGTATTCTGCCGCAGGAGCTGCAACCTGCTGTTCTGCCGCCGCTGCAGGCGACGGATTATTCAGGAACTCCAGCAGCTCGTTTCCTGCATACGACTGTGATGCAGGAGCCGTTGTGTCCGGCTGCGCTTCTTCCGCGGATTCTGTTTCCTGCTGCGGCATGGTAGAAATTACTTCATTCCTGCCGGTCCTTTCGTTGAACCGCAGCACAAAAGAACCTTTTTCAGACTGCGCTTTTGTGTTTTCCGCTTCCTTGGCGGCAGTAGCGTTAGGAGGTATGGCGCTGCTGCCGCCGGTGGCGGAACTATCATTTGTCAAAGTTTCAACCCCGGACGCTGTCCCGGACGATACGTTTTCCGTCGGCGCAGAGGAAGTCCCGCTACTTTCTGCGCCCCCGGCGTTAAAACCCATACTCGTTGTCATGGTCCCTTCATTTTCCATTTACTTTTCCCCTTTCCCTTTGTTCATTGTTTCCAATGTGTTTTCTTTCAGCAAAGCCTGCTTGATCATGCCGTCAAATTCGGCTTCCAGATCAAGGCAGGCTTTGTAATACATCTTGATATACAGCAGACTTGTTTCATCATTTGTTACCGCTAACTTTTTCAGGACGGCTTCTTCCACGCCGTCCATGAAAATATCCAGTATCTCTTTGGCGTCTTTGGCCCGGTCGCCTAAATTAACTACCTTCTGTAAAGCCGCCTTGCGGGAACGTTCCCGTGCCTGCCTGTTCTCGATTGACCATACCTGCGCCAATTCCAGCCGCATTTGCCGGTAACTGGAGTTTCTTATTGGCCTCTTTAACACTTTCCAGTTCCTCCTTCTGAATAATGTCTTCGGTATTTACATTAGCGCCCAGCGCCTGCAGCATCTGCATCTGTGCAGCCGGTGGGACTTCTGGGTATTTAATGGAAACCGTCGTATGCGGCGTCCGTGCCTTTTCAATTTCCCACTGTGCTTTCTGCTGTTCCATCTGCATCTGCTGCTGTGCGGCAGCTTCTGCTTTCTGCTGCTGTTCCTGCTGGAACTGTGCCGCTTCCTGGCTATCCGGGTCCAAAATATAATTCTGCACGTTCCGGATGCCCATCTTTTCCAGCAATTCGGAAATGATGTTGTACCACGATTTCGGCGTGATTAAACCAGCCTGTGCAAGAATCGGGTAGATTTGGTTGATCATTACCATTAAGTATTGAATCTGCGCTTCCTTCGTGCCCGGTCCCAAGCCAACATTGATAATCAAATCATAGTCAATGTTCAGCTCATCCTTCGTGATCACGATATTTTCGTTGGTCAGCCGGATGATCTGCTCCTGGTCCATATATTTCTGGTCAAGCAGGATGATATATTTGAAAATCGGCACGATGTAGTTTTCCGCAAACATACGGCTCATCTGTTTCATGCGCTTTTCTGCACTGCCCAAGATAGCCGTAATGCCCGTTGCCGTCTTGTTCAGCGAATTGCTGTCAAGCCCCTGATTATACCGGGTGGAACCGCTCTGTGCTTCAATCTCATTCTGCGCATACTGGATCACTTCCATCGACAGCGGGCTGATTGGAAGCTGCGCATTGGCATAAACCTGTGTAGACGGGTTTTCCGTCGTGTCGCACACTACGATTTCATCGTTGTTGATGAGCGCATCCACGTCCACGTTGGTATTTACATACGTGCGCGGCGCGTTGTTTTTGGCCACATTGGTAATGACCTGCCGGAAAATCGCCGTTTTCAGATCCTGCTGCTGCTCTAAATCATCGGTAAAGCCTTCGTTCTCGTTAAACGCATTGATGGGGTCCGCTTCCACAGAAAAATGGAAGAACGGGGCCATGCCCATATCGTTTTTGGCGATACGGATCGGCGTTTCACCAATAACATGCACAATGACATTCTCAAACCGGCCATCGTTGTTGTAGTCAACGTGTAGATAGCACTCGTACAGCTCAAACTGCTTCGACGCAAAGTCGTCGTCGCTCAGTTTTTCGGCAATCGTTTCCAATTCGCTGTTGGATTCTACCTGCAATTCATCAGGCCGTGTGTCGCCGACGTTGCTTTCATACTCTTTCATGGCCTTATCAACGTTTTTATAGATGCCCTCGGCCTCTTTCTGCTTCAGATAGTCGCCATTGACCATCTTCCGGTGCGCAATGAACTTCGCATCCTGCACGTTCCGACCATCCGGCGTATATCGCAGCTCATCCGGTGACATATACTGCACAACAGGGTAGTTTGCCGTGACAGTGATCTTATCAAAGGTCACGACAGCAATGTCGGGAGCATCTTTTAACGGTTTTACCTCGATGATCTCCGCATTCCCTGCCGTTTCTTCCTGCAGCAGCATCGCAACAAACTCAACATTGTCGCTGGAAACCATCTGTTTATAGCGGGTGCGCTCTTCTTCACGCCGCCACCAGACTTTCGCCACACACCAGTTGTACTTCAGCGCGTCCTTCCACGAACTTTCGATGAAAGTCGGATAGGCATTTTTGCGCTGCAACTGATATTTCAGCAACTGCTGTACCTTTTTGGCCTTTGCATCATCGTCAACGTTGACCGCGCGGATATCCACCGGGTCGTCCGTCCCTAAAAACGGCTCTTCCAGCGACGGAAGCATCCACTTGATGGTCGTTTTAATATCACGGGAGCAGAATTCCGACGTTTCGGACAACCGGGGGAACCGCTCCCGGTAATGGTCCTTGGTAGCAAGGTACATCTGCTTGCGTTCCTGCAATTTAGGACGGATCGTACCGTCAAAATAGCTGTTGGCAACGTCCTTTCCCTTCTCAAACGCCCGCATAATCTTGTCGATTTCTTTCTTTTTCAGCGTGTCCAGTGAAATATCTTCCACGTTTTCTTCCGGTTCCAACTGCTGCGTCAGATAATCGATCGGGCGCATCGTCTGCGGATTCTGCTGCACCATCGGTGTAGTGCCGATATGCTGTCCCTGCGAAATATTGGCCTGCGTATCATTCAGTTTTGCGGAAAAATCCAGTCCGTTTCCTTCTGCAATACTCATCTACACCACCACCAATTAAAAATATTCCGCAATGATCACATCACCGCTCCCAACGCCGTAAATCCGTTCCTCACTTCCACCCTGTACCGGGAAAACACGCTTTTCCCCTTTCGGTACGGGGATCCCGGTGCCTGCCGTTACATCCTTATCGCCTACATATGCCGTGGCAGAACCTTCCACGTTGTTCACTTCCAACGCAGTACGTCCCCCGTAGATGCCGTTTGTGATTGTATGGTCGCTTGCCAGCACGACCGGATCGCTCCCCAACGTCACAGATGCGGTCCTGATTCTGGTGAAACTCTTTAAAAACATCGGTTTTTCCTCCTTTTTCAACAATTTTGTGTAAAAAAATAGCACTACATGCTTCCGTACTTGCGAATTTTGCCTTGTTTTCGCAATTTTTCAAAGCGTGCGTGCTTATTTAACCGTACCGGCTGCGCAAAGGTCAGCGCCAATGCGTCCGCATAGTTCGGGGATGCCAGCCCCCGGCGTTTCATGTCGTCTTTTGACTCTAACTGCAGCTTCCCTCTCCGGTTTATTGCCGCTTCCGGGCCGGTCAGGTCTGTTAAAATCTCCTGCTTATTCTCTATGGCCCCGCCTTCCTGCAGCCATTTCTTCAATTCTGACCACATTTCAGCGCGTTTATTGGCGTAATATTCATCCACCGGCTTTGCCGCAAAGGAAATAAGCTGCCAGGCATCCGCTCTCCCCATGCTTTTCAGCACGGAATAGATGCCGGTGCCGTAGCCCATATCAATAAATCCCTTGCTCATGCCGTATTCGTCCTGAAAATAGGCTAATTTTTCAGCAACCAGCGTATCATCGCTGTTGCTTTTCAATTCCCACAGTACTTTGCTGAAATTACCCTTCCGCAGATACACGATGAGCGAATCTTCACCGGTCCATGCCGGGTCACAGCCGATAATGACCGGCTCCCCGTCCGCCGCATCGTTAATCCCGTAACTCATGCCACGTTTTGCTGCTTCTTCCGCCAACGTCCGGCTGATCAACTGGTTGGCCGCCGCGCTGGGGAACTCGCCCAGCACATGCACCTTCACAAAGTCGCTGTCTATCCCCCATGCTTCCACCCATTCATTGAGCTGCTGCTTATTGGATATCCGCACAGTCCGTGAGTCAATCTGCTTATGATGCCAAAAATTACGGAATTTATTAAAGCAATCAAAAAAGCGCCCTGAAGGACGCGTTGGGTTGCCAAAGGCACACCATATGATCTCTGTATCTTTATCTGTCGTAGCGCCTTCCACCGTCTCCCATATCACATCGGCAATAGCCGACGCTTCATCGAAGATGATCAGGATCCTTCTTCCCTGGTTGTGCATACCGGCAAAGGCTTCCGGATTCTGCTCACTCCACGGAATCGCATCAATACGCCACGTTTTTTCATGTTTTGCATCGCTGGAATACAACGAAGTCGCCGTGTATTCAAACAACGGGTTCCCTATAAACAGTCTGTACCATTTCGCCAGCTCTGCCCACGTCTTGGTCCTCAACTGCGTATCCGTATTGGCCGTGACGACCCCTTTCGTATCTTCATACGTGGAAATCGACCATAAAATAAGCCAGCTTACCAAAGCTGACTTCCCAATGCCGTTCCCGGATGCCCTCACTTCCCGGATGACCGTGTTTATATCTTTTAACCCGTTCTTTATATCTTCCAACAGTTCCAACTGCCACTCCTGCGGGCTTTGTCCTTCCAATTCGCCCTCTCCCCACGGAAAGGCCGCATACACAAA